TTTTTCTGTTACAGATAACTTGTTTCTACTTCTATCTGGCCTATTCATTGCAAAACCTCTATAACCTCTTTTTTTGAAATAATATAAAAGTCTTGGTTTGTTATTTTCAGCTAATATTGGCATGCCATAAAAAGCGCAAGCCATTAAAACATCTTCAAAAAATATTTCAGCTGTTTGTGGTCTTGCTATGTATTCTAAGAAAAAATGATTAGGTGGCGCATCTTCCATCGAAAACTTTGTCAAGCCGTGTAAAGATCCATTAGAACCTCTTTTATCTACAGTTCCTGATATATCATACGGATCACATCCGAACGCCCCAATGTGTTCATTCCCTGGATAAAACCTACCGTTTTTAGAATATTTTTTATTTTGCAAATGTAATGGCGGAACCCAGGATATTAAAAACCTACCGTTTTTATTTGGATTGAATATAACCCTTGTATCTTGTTGACCGTTTTCCCATTGAAAAGAACCTTGCGTAACATTTATTGAGTTGCGCATATCCTCGTTGAAATCAATTTGCTCGTATATTCTAGTTAGATTAAACAGAGACTGTTTTGTTTCATCTCTAAAAGCGTGCTTTTCTGTACGTGGAAACTGTCTGTAAAATTCATTTAAAGCGTCTTGATCTTCCTTTAATCCTTCTACTTCGTTCTCCCAGTATTCTATTACACCTATTTTTATCTTTTCACCCTGTGGACCTTCTACCGGTTTTTTTGGAGTGTCGAATACAGGTAGGCCATAAGAATCAATGTATCCCTCGTAGTTCCACTCCATAGGTATGAACAAAGAATATAATCCTGAGCGAGTCTGTCCATTGGCATTTCGCTTCGTAACATCTGAGTCATCATAAAGTTTTTTAAAGTTTTTACCTCCTTTGTCATGAGAGTTAGACGTTGAGCCCATCATGCACTTACCTATAATTTTACTACCTAATCGTAAACAGGTTTTAGTAACACGCCAATTATTTAATATATTATTAGGTTTTTCCCACTTTCCACTTTCATCGTGTACTAGTAGTTTTAGTTTTTCACCATCGTACGAGTTGTCGCCCGTGTTCTTCCAGTCGATTGTGGTATCAAGACCGTCGAGCTCTTGAAGCTTTTCATTGGTTTCAAGTTTTCTTCTGGTGTATTTTGTAGCCGGTACTCTGTATGCAAGTTCGGTTTTCGGCCTGTCCATACCGTCTTGGATCGGTTTGAAAAAGAATGGGTAGTTAACCGAGATCGGTACGACCTTATCTGTGAACATCTTCTTAGCGTCGGGACCAGACTTTGACAAGATACCAAACCGTGCATCACTCGAGATCGTCGCAGCATTAACTGTTTCAGCTGAGGACATAAACGAGAATCCTGAACGGCGGTTCTTAAGATAACACATTCCGTAACACCGTGAGTCTGCCCTGCAAGCTTCCCAGAATATAAAGAATAATCTGTTTGACTCCCTAAAGTTTGGCTGCCCAACGTCAATTTTGCTCCACTGCAGGTACATAAAGTGAGTACCAGTAATGTAAGTAGCCACACCCTTATTATAGAACCAAAAACCTTGTTCTCTTTTATTAAATTCATCATCAATGTAATCATACCATTTTTCTTTAAAGTCTACCGGGTATTCTTCCCAATCAAAAACAGACTTTATTTTTTTAAGCTCTTGAGGGTATTCAGTGTGTTGCCACTTATTACTTTTAAATTTATGAACCTTACTAGCTTTTGGTAATCCTATCTTAAGGTTTTGTATTTCGTATATTTCACCTACTTCGCCAGTTTTGCTTATAACTACTAAATCATAATCTTCGTTATAACCATATTTCCACTTCTTGGCCTTGTTCATTTTAGCCATTGCGTGGGGTTTTATATAGTCTTCAACTACTTTATATAGTGTTTGCTCGTACATTACTTAGATCTTCCTTCAGCGAAACCTTTAAAAGTCTTTTGTTTCTTAACTTCTTTTGGTTTATCGTTTAATAACTCTTCTTCGTTTTCTATTCTAGTAAGTATCTCAAAAGCATCAAATATAGCTAGCTTTTTTGTAGCTGCAGCGTTTTTAAGTCTGTCAGCAGATATATCGTCATCTGAATCTACAATTGGTTCTTTAGCTACTTTAATTAGCTCTTCAACCGCTTTGCGTCCAGCTTGGATTATATTTTTCTTCGTTTCCTTTACGCTCATATTTAATTACAATATCATTAGATTTCATACAATAAAGACGTTCGTTGTTTACTAAAAATTCCCATTCACTATTTGGAGTAAACCCCACAAGATCACCTGGGTTTATTCCTAAGGCTTCTAATGAGCTATTACCATATTTTAGTATACCAACAAGGCTTCTTTCTTTGCGAAGCGTTAAATCGTCATTATCTTTAATTGGCTGTATAAAGCATCTTTTACCTACAGTGTTCCAACCATTTTTATTTTTATATAAATATATTTGATCAAAAGAACAAAGATGATGATCATCTCTTAAAAATGATCTACTTTTTTTCTTTTCACCTTTTATATCGTAAAAAGTTCTAAATACATTTTGATGTATAATAACTTCATCACCAACGCTTATGCTGCTTTTAAAAGCCGAAGGCACTTGAACAACCTGGGCTAATCTATTAACAAATTTCCAGTTTTCTATTTTAGTATTTACAACTAAATCTTTACCATCAACTTTAATAGTATTACTGTATTTTTCACCTACTGGCTTTACAATAAAATCGTATAATGAGTTCATTAATATTGTAAATCATATTCAACAGATATTGCCATATTAGAATTAAATTTTTTCCAAGGCAATACTTCATCTTTTTTCTTTATATGTATATTGTATGAGCAGTCTATATCATTAAATAGTATATACGCTATCTCATGACCTCCATAAACCTGTTGGCCTACAGAATAATGCATAGCATCGTTTTTATAGTCAGAGCCAATACTTATTTTTCTTATAACTGAATCCATTATGCTTCTTCAGTTATTTCAGTGTATTCACCAGTTTTAAGGTCAATAGATATTTTACCGTATTCTTTTTCAAGCTCAACTTTTTGCTCTTCTAAAACTTTATTTACTTCTGCAACCTTATGTAGTAGACCGTGTTTTTTACTTTCTAAAATACCTATTTCTAACACAACATCTTCTAACTCTTTGTTTGTATTTACAACGTTTTCTAGTTGTTTTTTTGTAATTTTTGCCATTTTATTTAATTTAATTTAATTTATAGTAATATAGTCACACTATTAGTGCATTAATTACTTTAAAGGTACTCAGTGTCAATACCGTTATTATTCAATACTTCTAACCACAGGTCTTTTACTATATAATAGTCTATCTCTTCCCAGTTTGTGCCTAAACATTGTGTAGGAGTAACACTATCATAAGCCATTATGTTTTGTCTTTCGTTATTCCAACATATAAAATACGTTTCTTGTTCTGGATAACATAAATCTACTCTTTTTTCCATAATTATATATTAAGCAGCGCCACCGTCCACGATAGTCCAACTGTATGTATTTATTAAAGTGTTACGAGCTGCTTCTGCAGCTCCACCCGCAGTGTATTTTGCATTTCCAAAATCAATAGATAAACCACTATTTAAACTTTGTGCTGCCCAACCTATAAGTGTAGCATCATAATTAGCAGTAGAAATAGTTGTAGATTTAAACATCCTCTTCACACCTGTCGCACTAGTCATATCCCAACTTGCAAAACTTTGGTCTAAATCAAAACATCTTTCAAAACAATATCCAAAATTTGTTACACTACTTACGTCCCAATTACTTAAATCTTCATTAAAGTCATTAGCTTGGTAAAAAGCAAATATCAAATTTGTAACGCCACTAACATCAAATTTACCTACTCCACTAACAATACTAAATGAATCTCTAAATATTTGTTGAAAATTAGCAGTTGTTATTTCTGGCTGGTCTGTAGCTGAACAAGTCATATTATTTGCTCCCATAAAAAAACTACCATTGTTACTAGCTAAGGTCAATCCGTCTCCGTCTCCCCAATTTTTTATCTCTTTAAGTTTTAATCTATCAACGTGGTTATTAACTAAATAAGTTTGTAGTGTCCCAGTTATTGTTATAGTATAAACACCACCACTTGAATATGTGTGTAGTTTTTCAGATGCTGATGCACTTGTAATTGTATCTGTTGTACCGTCTCCCCAATCTACCAAAATGTTTGTAGTTCCACCTCCAGACAATGGTAATTGATATTGAGTTGAAGTAGAGCCTCCAGCTTGTGTTGTATCTACATCAAAAACAAAACCTACAAGAGCTGGTGATCCACTATTTGTTAGTGCTCCACTCGGTATACCAATGCCGATGCCTATTCCTAT